ATACTCAACAGAGAAGGTTCTGTATTAGATCATGTTGGTAGTCGATATGTTGATATTGATACTGATGAGCTATTAGATCGCATAAGAACAGATTTACACCCACCACAACAACAGTTCTTTGATAATCAGAATGAAATAGTTGGGCTTAGTGCTGGATATGGTGCTGGCAAGACAAGAGCTTTGTGTAGTGTAGCTGTTAAGCTTGCAGCCCAGAACATAGGGTTTATTGGTGCTGTTATGGAGCCTACGGCTCCTTTAATTCGTGATATATGGCAAACAGACTTTGAATTGTTTCTTGAGCAATATGAAATACCATATACTTTCAGAGCTAGTCCGCTTCCAGAATATACTTTGCACTTTAAGGAAGGTGACAGCAAACTACTATGCCGATCTTTTGAAAACTGGAGTCGGATAATAGGCTTAAATCTGAGTCATGTACTTGTTGATGAAATAGATGTTGTATCACCCACTATTGCCGATAAAGCTTTTCCAAAGATACTGGGACGACTAAGGGCTGGTAATGTTCGACAGTTTTGTGCAGCCAGTACACCAGAAGGATTTAGGTGGCTATACAACACCTTTGGTACAGATGAAGCAAAGGAGAGAACAGATAGGCAGCTAATCAAGATGAGGACACAAGACAACCCACATTTGCCTAGTGACTTCATTGAACGTATGCAAGCCAACTATGACCCGTCAATGTTGCAAGCTTACCTCAATGGAGAGTTTATCAATCTAACTACAGGCCAAGTATATGATCGCTTTACTAGAGAAAACAATATTACTAATGTCAAACCTGATATTGGACTTGAACCCTTAAGAATTGGATTGGATTTCAATATATCGAATATGAACTGCGTGATTGGCATTGTCCAAAATCAAAAATTGTTAATATTTGACGAAATTAGTGGTAGTCACGATACAGATAGCATTGCTCAAGAGATCAAAGCCAGATACGCTATGAATAAGATTTACATATACCCAGATGCAAGTGGAGGCAACAGAAGTACTAATGCAAGTCAGACGGACATTCAAATTCTTGAAGGGTATGGCTTTAGCAATCAAAGCCCACGCAGCAACCCACCAATCAGAGACAGGGTTTCTGCCGTACAGGCTTTACTATGTAACGGCAAAGGGGAAAGCCGTTTACAAATCCATGCCAGTTGCAGAAAGCTAATAGAATCAATGGAACTTCAATCATACACAGAAAAAGGAGAGCCAGATAAAGAGTCAGGTTATGACCACATGGCTGATGCTTTAGGATATCTTGTATGGCGTGAATTTAATCCATTATTTGCTAGGTCGGGCAAATCTACGGGCATTAGAATATATTAAGAACATGGTACTATTGAGGCAAAACTGTGTATAGCTCACAAAATATTTACAACCAGCCCATAACACAAGCTGTTAGCACAGTTGCAAGCCCTAATGCAGCCTATCAACGCATGGCTCAGTTTTGGGATTTGATAACAGATTTAAAGGAAGGAACATATAAGATCAGAAGTGAACATAGAAAATACTTGCCGCAAGAAAGCAGGGAGACAGATGATAGCTATGATGTTCGGCTTTCAAGATCAACAGTAGTGCCATATTTGCAACGAATCGAGAAGATGCTCTCAGGTATGCTAGTTAGAAAACCAGTAAGACTTGATGATGTATCGGACTTAGTAAGAGAACAACTATTCGATGTAGATTTGGAGGGTAATGATCTCAATGTTTGGTTATATAACACAGCAAGACTAGCAATCAGCTTCGGGCATATAGGGGTTCTTGTAGATGCACCAAAAGAAGGAGATAAGGCCAGACCCTATTGGGTGACATACACACCAAAAGATATTTTAGGATTTAGGTCTGAGATTATAGATGGTGTAAGGCAACTCACACAGTTACGTTTACTGGAGCAAGTTGTTGAGCCAGATGGTAAATATGGTGACAAGATCGTTAAACAAATCAGAGTGCTTGAACGTGGTAGATATGAAATCCACAGAAAAGATGACAAAAAAAATGAATATAAATTGTTTGATGAAGGAGAAATGAGCCTTAAGGATAAGATTCCTTTTGCTATTGCCTACTCAAACAGAGTTGGTTATTACGAAAGTCGTAGCCCTTTGTATGACATTGCAGAACTT